ATACTATAATAGTAATAATCCACTCATGACGGATAATGAGTATGATATAGTAAAAGAATATACAAATACAAAATTCCCTAAAAATATTGTTAGTCATTCAATTGGCGCACCTGTAAAAAAAAATAAAGTTATATTACCATATCAAATGCCCTCTATGGATAAAATTAAACCAGATTCAAATGCTCTTTCGAATTGGATGAGTAAATATAAAGGTCCATATGTATTATCATGCAAATTAGATGGAGTTAGTGGTATGTATTCAACACATGGGGGAGTTGCTAAATTATATACTCGTGGTGATGGAACAACCGGTCAAGATGTTAGTCATTTATTGGCTGTTTTGAATTTACCAAAAGAACCAAATGTTGTTGTTCGTGGTGAATTCATAATTCCTAAACAAATTTTCGAAGCCAAATATAAATCTATATTCGCAAATCCACGAAATTTAGTTTCTGGAATTATCAATAGTAAAACAATAGATGAAAAAACAAAAGATTTACATTTTGTTGCATATGAAATTATTCAACCACAATTTCCACCAAGCCAACAATTACAAAAATTAACAGAAATGAAACATGAAGTTGTATTGTATAAATCAGTCCAAACATTATCCAATGAAATATTGTCCGAAATATTGGTGGAATGGCGAACAAATTATATGTATGAAATCGACGGTGTTATTGTAACTGATGATAAAATATATCCACGTATTTCTGGAAACCCCGACCATGCATTTGCATTCAAAATGGTTCTTTCTGACCAAATGGGTGAAGCCAAAGTGGTAGATGTTATATGGTCACCAAGCAAAAACGGTTATTTGAAACCACGAGTCCGTATTGAACCAATTCGTTTAGGTGGTGTTACAATTGAATATGCAACTGGGTTTAACGGAAAATTTATTGAAGATAATAAAATAGGTATAGGTGCAATTGTCCAAATGATACGAAGTGGTGACGTAATACCCTATATAAAAGCAGTTACAACACCCGCTGAAAAACCCAAAATGCCAAGTGTTCCCTATAAATGGACATCAACCCATATTGATGTTGTTTTAGAGGACATTAAAGGAGATATTACTGTATTAGAAAAAAATATAACGATGTTTTTTGTAGAATTAGAAGTAGATGGGTTATCCAGTGGAAATATAAAACGTATTATGGATGCCGGTTATAATACTGTGGGTAAAATATTAAAAATGACTAAAACCGATTTTGAAAAAGTGGAAGGATTCAAATCAAAAATGATTGAAAAAATATACAATGGAATACATGAAAAAGTAGAAAATGCGTCATTATTGGACATTATGGTAGCATCCAATACATTTGGAAGAGGATTATCGCGGAAAAAAATGCAACCAATGTTAGATGAATATCCTGATATATTGATATCACGAGATACACCAGAAGAAAAGGTTCAAAAACTACAAAGTATAAAAGGTATTGGTTTGGAAAATGCAAAAGGATTAATATATAACATACCCACGTTTATGGCATTTTTGGAGGAAACCGGATTACAGAAAAAATTAGATAATAAACCCGCAGTGCCAAGAGAAAATATAGTAATAAATACAAACGACCGATTGTATGGTAAAAAAATAGTAATGACAAAAATTCGCGATAAAGAAATCATTGAAAAACTGCAACAAGTGAATGCTACATTAGAAGATTCAGTAAATAAAAATACATTTGCGGTGATTGTGAAATCAAAAGAGGATGATTCCAATAAAATAAAAAAAGCCAAAGATTTAGGAATACCAATTTATACAGTTGAAGAATTCAAAATGCAATATATGAAATAAAAAATGAAATAAAAAATTGAGTATAATTTGTAGGAAGGATACAAATTATATGAATACGATGCAAACAAAAGGATTAACGCGTAATACTATTGATAAATATTATACAAAACCAACAGTAGTAAATATGTGTTTAGATAAAATAAAACAATATATAGATATACACGAAAATGATGTGATAATTGAACCAAGTGCAGGGAATGGTGCATTTATATGTGGAATAAAACAATTATCCAAAAATTATAAATTTTATGATATAGCGCCAGAAAACCCAGAAATAGAAATGCAAGATTATTTATCTATGAATGTTACAAAACAAAGTGAAAATATACATTGTATAGGAAATCCGCCGTTTGGAAGACAATCTTCTCTTGCAATAAAATTCATAAAAAAGTCATGTGAATATTGTGACACAATATCATTCATATTACCTAAAAGTTTCAAAAAGGATAGTTTGAAAAAAACATTTTCCCTAAATTTTCATTTATTATTTGAAATGGATTTACCTGAAAAATCATTTTTAGTAGATGGTGTAGAACATGATGTTCCATGTATATTCCAAATTTGGTGTAAAAAAAATTATAATAGAGAAATAACCGAGAAATTAGAACCTACTAGTTTTGAATTTGTAAAAAAAACAGAAAATCCTGATATATCATTTAGAAGAGTTGGGGTATATGCTGGAAAAATCGATAAAAATGTAAATGAAAAAAGTGAGCAATCACATTATTTCATTAAATTTACAAATAACAAAACATTAGACGAAAATATAGAAAATTTATCAAAAATACGATTCAATTTTGATAATACAGTTGGTCCAAAATCAATATCAAAACAAGAACTAATAAAAGAATTCATAGCATGTATATGAAATATACTAAATTATGTTTTCAGTAATACATTAGAAACTAGTGCATTTTTTACTTCTTTTGCAGGTTCTACACATTTAGAAGTCTCGGGTATTTGAATCGGGTTATAAAATATTTTATAATGTTCTAATTTTTTTGCAAATCTAACATGTTTTGTTTTGTTCTTTTTTTTCTTATTTTTAATATTTTTTTTTATAGTTTTATTTTTCATTATATAATAAAACTATATTTTTTATACATACGATGGTATTTTGTCTATATTGATTACACGTGGATGTTCTAAATCTTGTTCATTTATTTCAAATTGTGATAACAATGGATATTTGAATTCATCGTGAGGAATATGTTTATGAACGGTTCTTGCAATCATTTTATATAATTTGAAATTTGGATAACGTTCATCTCCGTTTGTTTTATACAAAACATTTTTATTATTATCGTCCATACACCAACGAACTATTGTTTTTTGGAAATCATCCATTTTTTTTGGATTATTATCATCATCAATAACAAAATCATAAATAGAACATCCCAATCTACACAAATCAAAACTCATATTTGGGTCTAAACGGGGTTTGTTTTCATTCATAAACGGTTCGCAATTATATTGGGTGGCGGCATCGCCGCCATTTGCGAAACTATCACTACATAACATTTTACCTTGATATTTGTAAATACTTCTACCAAAATCAATTATTTTGTATATTTTTCCATAAGTAGGAACCTTGTAATATTTGTTGTTAAATTTATAATACAAAAATTCAATGTCTGTATTTATATACATGATGTTATTGGTATGTAAATCGTTGTGTGTAAATTGAAATGCCTTTTGGTAAGTAGCTAATATAATAACGATTTGAAAAATTGCACTGGCAGATTGGTTTTCATCCATGATATTGTTCTCAAATAGTTCATCCATAGTTCCATCACATTTTTCTAAACAAATCATTTGTATTGGAAATTTAGAAACATATGCATATATTTCTTCTTCTTCCTCTGTATCATTTTCATCACTAGAAGTACTAGATGTATCACTACTACTGCTACATGTTGAATAAACAGTTTCTTCATCTTCGTCAGTTGTATAATTCAATTCACTTTTAGAAGATTCATTTGATGATGAACATGATGAAGATGTAGATTTTTTAGTTGAATTGTTTTTATATACCAGTTCTCCTTCAATATTTGTAATTTCATTGGAAGATGATTCTTCTAAAATATCCGCACCCAATGATATAGCAGATAAATTGTGAGGATTTGATAAAGAAGAAATTGCAATTTTTTTACGATTACGACGAGAACCAAAACTCATTTTTTCTTCATTTGTATTGTCACTAATGGAAAATAAGAGACCAATATTTTCATTAAAAAATTTTGAACCATGTAAATATTCTAAATCGTCCGTTATATTTGCCTTGAATTTCTGTTGAATTCCTAAAAATGAACCATAAAAATCAATACCATGAACAAATCCATGAGAATTTAATAATTGACTGCTTAAATAACTAAAAAAACAATCAGTATATGCCATATTATTATAATTTCTTAATTTTGAAAAACATATATCATCATTATTTATTGTTGGTAGAACATAATCGCTATCTAATTTATCATATTTACCAATCATATAACGTATTGGGTCTAGAAGTGGAGAGAACTTGATAAATACATTTTTTTCATGAATAGTATTTGTTTCTAAACATTCAACTTCCTTCAAATTTTTAAATTGATATTTAGAATTTAATGAAATACGGTTGTAGTTAGTTTCATCCATTTTGAAATAAAGATTATAAATTGGATTATAATTTTGAAATTTATCAATAGAAAATGGTTTATAATCATTATCTTGGTCCATTTTGGTGTGAATGTATTGTTTTTCTAATTCTTCTAAATCAATTTCTTTTCTTTTACAAAAATGAATATTGAATAATTTTGCAGGATTTTCTAAATCTGTCATAATAGTTTCTGTATATTTACTCATGAATATAAAAACAATTATATCCAAACTTATTTTACTAATACATAGTTCTTTATATCCTATTTTTGCATATACGTTATGTTTTGAACAATTAATTTGTGTCTATACAATAAATATTTAGGAAAAGTATGACGTTAGAATTGAAAAAATTTGATATGAGAACAATTACTTTTAAACCCGATGAAAACAAAGGTCCTGTAATTGTAATGATTGGACGTCGTGATACTGGTAAATCATATTTGGTAAGAGATTTATTATATCATCATCAAGATATTCCTATTGGAACTGTAATATCAGGAACAGAGGCTGGTAATGGATTTTATGCAAGTCATGTTCCTAAATTGTTTATACATGAAGAATATAATACAGTATTAATTGAGAACATTTTACGTCGTCAAAAAGCTGTCTTGAAACAAGTGAATAAAGAAATTGAAACTTATAAAAAAACCACAATAGACCCTCGTGCATTTGTTATTTTAGATGATTGTTTATATGATCAAACATGGACTCGTGATAAAATGATGCGTCTTTTATTTATGAATGGTCGTCATTGGAAAGTAATGCTGATTATTACTATGCAATATCCATTAGGTATTCCACCCAATTTGAGAACAAACATTGATTATGTATTTATTTTAAGAGAACCATATATGACAAATCGTAAAAGAATATGGGAAAATTATGCATCCATGTTCCCAACATTGGAAGCATTTACTGCGGTAATGGACCAAACCACGGAGAACTATGAATGTTTAGTAATAAATAACAATGCAAAATCCAACAAATTACAAGACCAAATATTTTGGTATAAGGCCGAAGGAAGACCTGATTTCAAATTGGGTTCAAAAGAATTTTGGGAAATTTCTAAAAATATGGGGTCTGATGATGAAGATGAAGCATATGACCCAAGTAAATCCAAAAAGAAAAGTAGTGGTCCAGCTATAAATGTGAAAAAATCAAAATGGTAAGAAAAACAATATAAAAAATATACAAATATATACTGTGTATATGTATATTTCATTCAAAGAAGGCACTTATGAATCTCCTCTTGTATTTTCATTGCTAATAATAGTAATTATAATTACTTCTTGTATATTATCAAAATTAACAACAGGTTCTTTTTTTTGTTGCAAACGAAGAGTAGAACCCACTGATGATAATATACATTATACATTGAGTCCAGTATGAAATTTGTATTATTTCTTTATTTGAACATATCAAATAGAGAAATATCTATTTATCATCCATTTCAACTTGAATACTATCTGCACGTTGTTCGTTTTGTTGTTCTGTTTGTTTTGTTTCTTGTTGTTTCAATTTACTTTCACGTAACATTTCATTACGAATATTGGTAGTTTCAACATCAGCAGCTTCGCGTTCTTCAAAATTGACAGTTTCACGGACACCAATCAAATTACCATCCTCATCAATTGTTTGTGTCAATACATTTCCTGATTTTTCTGCCAATTTGATATTTTCTTCAATTGCCTTCTTTTTTGTTTCTTTGATACGTTGTTCAAATTCTTGTTTTGCCTTGGTTTCATTTTTCAATTTTTCTTGATGTAATTTATTCAATTCTTCCTCCATAAATTCAACACGTCCAGTCTTGTAAGCATCTGGGTCCCATGGAATCCAAATTCCAACTGGTCCTACAAATATATCATGATTTGGGTCATAATCACGTAATTTCTTACATTGCATTTCTGCCTCTTCTTGGGTTGAAAATACACCTCTTACTTTTAATCCACGAACCGATGTTTGAAATGCATTTTCTCGTTGAAATTGTGTTGCTAAACGGTCCTCATTTTTATCCATAAAATTGTTGAAATCATCGTCAATAGATGATTCTTTCAATTTGATTTCTTCTTCCTTGGAGAATTCATTGAAATCATTCATTACATCTTCAACATTTAAATTGTATTTATATGACAAAAAGTGAATGAAATCAAAGAATTTAGTCATTGATTTAGTGAATTCCCATTGTTTTAGGAAATGTTCAAACATAAATAATTCTCTTTTTTTCAAAATCTTTTCAGGTGAAATGAACGACATACATACGAATTTCTGTCCTGCAATTGGGGTATCTTCATCACACAAATCAACATATTTTGGATTTGGTTTTCCGTTGTCTAAATTTTTTCTTTCAAAAGTTGCCATTGTAATATTTTAGCAGAAAATATGTTTAAGTATTTTTTAAATTAATATATTAAATTTTTAATTTTTTTATTAGTTATATTATATAGTCGCCATGACATTCGATTTAGCTGAATTAGTAAAACGCATTATCAAATACCTTGTTGAAGGTCTTGCCGTTGCCATTGTTGCAATGATTGTTCCACGTAAGGCTCTTGCAGTTGATGAAATCATCATCATTGCATTAATTGCTGCTGCATCTTTCAGTATTCTTGATACATTTGTTCCTTCTATGGGTTCATCCATGAGAGGTGGTGCCGGATTTGGTTTAGGAACAGGTTTAGTCGGTGGTATTAAACTTGCATAAACAATTTGATTTACAAATGTAATTATGTAAATACTGTTTTATTTTACAAAAATAATATTGTTCTCATAGACAATATTATTTGTTATGTTTCATGTAGAATAATATACAAAATATATATGAATTCATGAACTCATTTAACACATTTAGTTCATCCGTAGTGAAAAGTGGAATTACCGACATTGTTTCATTTAATAATGATTTATATGAAAACACGGGGTTATATGGACAACTTGCATACAATGTGATAGATGATAATTATAAAGGTAATCCATATTGGTTTGAAAATTATGCATATGTGAATGTAAATAAACAAATCACAAATTTAGATAGTATATCCAATGCAGTATTACCATTAGCACAAAAATTGAATGAAACATATACTCTTACTACATTGAATAACAAAGATTATTTTGCATGTCAATGGTCTGGATATTTCAAATCTGATTATACTGGAACTTGGACATTTTATTTAGATACCGATAATAGTGGTAATTTATGGTTAGGTGATAATGCGATTACTGGATATACCCCTGCAAACAGATTGATTATGGATGATTATAATATAAATAATGTTGCTGCTACAAATTTGACTTCTGCCACCATAAATTTAGTAAATGGAAAATATTATCCAATAAGAGTTCAATGGGGAGAAGAAACTGGTGGAATAGGGTTTCAATTATCATTTAGTAAAGATGGAGGCGTTACGAGAATAACAGATTTGACGAATTATTTATATTCTGCAAAACCAAGTATGAATACCCTTGTAGGAATACCGCAAGTATTTATAAAAAGAACAGCAAATACAGATGATAATTTGTATATACCAAAATTATTTATTCAATATACAGATAAAGGATATCATAACAATGATGTGGATTTTGTTCAAAAAAATCCTTTGTTTGTAACCGGTCAAGGTGTCCGTGTTTCAAAAGGTCCTTACTACATTGCAAATATATACAATTTAAGTGAAGCAGCTACTGTATTAAATTTTCAGTTGCCACTTGCGGATGGTCTTCATAATAATTTTTCATTATTATTTACTGGATATTTCAAGGCTGATTTTACAGGAACATACACATTTAATTTACTTGCGGATGACGAAACATATCTATGGATAGGAGACATTGCAAACAGTGGATACACAAGAAGTAATCGTCTTGTTTTTGGTCTTGCGACTGGTCAAACATATACTGGAACTATAAACTTGACAAATGGTGTATATTATCCAATTCGTTTATTATATGGTCAATTCACTGGACCTGGTAATTTAACTTTATCTTTTACACGAAACGGTCAAACTATTACAGATTGGACACCATATACATTTCATCCAGTCACACCGGTTGGTGGATATCCAAAAATGTTTGTTGAAGAACTTATTTATATAGGTGGGGCAGATAGTCCTATCAATGCCTATTTTACAGACCATTATATTGATATTCCATATACGGATGGTTCATTGAACAAATATGCAGGTAGGTATGATATTACATCTAGTAGTTATTATTCATTCTCAACTGAAACAAATCAAAAGGCATTCCTTGTATTCAAAGGCGATAATGCAATGTCAGCTGCCAATGCATATACAACTTGGTGGGGTGCGGGTGCGATTAATGCAGGATTTTTACCAATAACAGATACAACATTGAGTTATACACAAACTCCATATAGCACTAATGGGAATTATCGTGGGGGTGCAAGCACCGATGGAATTTATTCTACCTATTTTTCAACAACTTACTATACAAGTGGTAACACTACTGCAACTGCTAACGGTGAATGGATTCAAATAAGTCTTCCATACAAGATGAAATTACGTAGTTATAGTAATCGTTCTCGTTTTACAGATAGTCGTATTCCAGTTCAATATGTAATATTAGGTTCAAATAATGGTTCAACATGGTATCTTCTTGATGATGTTGATATTGGAACATGGAATAATTACGTGGCATTGAAAAAATATACAATAGATACGACTACATATCCATATGCTGATAGTTATTACAATTATTTTAGATATGTTATAGAAAAACTGGATTCAAGTCCATCATCAACTGTTCCCGACAAACAATATGCGCATGAAAACCAATGGAATTTAGTAGGTATAAAAGAACCAAGAATTGATGAAGATATTGTCTATATTGGAGGTCTATCCAGTCCCATCAAATCATATTTTACAAATTATATTATAAATGTTCCAACTATGGATGGCTCACTGAATAAATATGCTGGTTCTTATGAAATGAGAGCGTCAAGTATATATGGCCCTACATGGTTGCCTTACAAATTATTCGATAACAGTAATACATTCAATTCTGCAACAGTAGAGTATCCTGCATGGAGTTCCGGCAGTATTTCTTCAAATGCATATAAACCAATTACAAATGAATCCTTAACTTATTCAACTACTCCATATAATAGCACCACTGGTAGTTATCAAGGTGGTGGAAATGCATCAACCATATTTACAACAACATATTATACAACTGGTTCAACTACTTTAAGTCGTAGTGGAGAATGGGTTCAAATAAATGTCCCATACAATATGAAATTGATTAGTTACAGTAATCTTACAAGATATAAATATGCACGTCTTCCAGTTCAATATGTAATATTAGGTTCAAATGATGGTTCAACATGGTATCTTCTTGATGATATTGATATTGGTTCATGGGTTAATTATATTCCATTAAAAAAATATAATATAAATACAACAACTTATCCATATGCTGCAAATTATTATAGTTATTTTAGATATGTTATAAGTAAATTAGATACAAAACCAAATAGTGGAGACAGGATTATAACAAATGAAGGTCAATGGTGTTTAGTAGGTATTAAACAAACCAATTTATATGTAGGAAAACCAATCAATATAGGAGCAAATAGTCCAACCGGATTTACAAGTTATTTTACATCTAATAATGTAACAGTTCCATCTACATTTTCATCAAAAGAATATATAGGAACATATACTATTAGCGAATCAAGCACAGCCATTGCTACTCCATCTGCATATAATTTATTTTTGAACAGTAGCACTAACGATGGAACATCATATGGTGTTATTTGGCACTGTGCGTATCCGGGTAATTCATATATAAATGGAGTGGCAGTAATTTATCCAAAAGCCCCATACATTTATGATGTTACAGGCGATTATCAAGGAGGTGGGTCTTATTTTACAACACCTTTTTATAATACTTCAAATTCAACATATACTTCACCAGGGTTTGCGGGAGAATGGGTTCAAATTAAGTTACCATTTAGAATTAAATTGACAGGATATTCACATAGAACACGTTATCTTAACTTTATTAGAAATCCCGATGTATATAATATTTTTGGTTCAAATGATGGTATAATATGGTATGTTGTTGATAAACAAACAACTTTTGTTACGAATTTAAACACCATTGTCACAAATACAACAACAAATGTAGATGCAAAACATGGATATTCTTATTTCCGTTGGGTAATAAATTCAATAACCGGTGGAGATGTTGCAAACGAAAATCAATGGAATTTAATAGGTATCCGTGTTACATAAGAATATTCAATTGAGAACAAAAATTTGATAGTGTTGTTCTCAACTACTGAAATACAAAACCTTGCATAAACCCTTCGGGACCCGGGGCGATTTTTCTGGGTGTTACTAGTAGCAGAAAGAACCCGCCCCGGGTCCCGAAGGGTTTTCAATATATATTTTGGATATGCAAGAAATGAAACAATAACTTGCTAAACAATGTTTTTTACAAAGATGTTGAGAACATGAAAAGAAAACAAGGAAAACAAGGATTTTTACAACAATGTTCTCAACTTCTTGTAAAAATGTATTCCTAAATATCTTTGAAAAGAATAGTTGTTCTTAATTTTGTTTTTTATAAACAATGTTTTTACAAAGTGATTGAGAACATGAATAGAAAACATGGAAAAACAATGACTTTTGAAACAATGTTCTCAACATCTTGCAAAAATAAGTTCCTAAATATCTTTCAAAAGAATAGTTGTTCTTAATTTTATTCTTCCTAAACAATATTTTTGTAAAGATGTTGAGAACCAAAAAGAAAACATGCAAAAATAAGGACTTTTATTGCAATGTTCTCAACTTCTTCTAAAAATAAGTTCCTAAATATTTTTGAAAAGAATAGTTGTTCTTAATTTTGTTTTTTATAAACAATGTTTTTGTAAAGATGTTGAGAACAACAATAAAATAAAAATATTATATATATGAAAAATTACAAAACAAAAAAGAATAATAAAACCAAAATTTCATTGAAAAAAAACAAACATTCAAAATCAATGAAAATACAAAAAAAGAGATATTTAGCAAAATGCAAACTTCGTGGTGGAATGGAAACTGAAAACAACTGTCCTATATGTTTAGAAAAATTAGATGGAACAGAAAATATCACATTAAGTTGCACCCATATTTTTCATAAATCATGTATGACTGATTGGTGTAGAGGTAAAGAAAAATGTAATTGTCCATCATGTAGAACAGATTTGAATGATAATGACCTACGTAATTTAGGATTAGGTGAAGAAATAATTTTACGACGAAGAATAAAAGGATTTATAGCATATCATGTAGAGAATATTCGTGATAGTTTAGCAAGAAATGATATACCGCCTATTCCGACTAAATTACGACGCAAAATACGACGTGTTGTATATAGAGAAGGTGGACCGCGTGAGCGATTTTTGAATATGATATTGATTTTTGTGGAAATCTACACAAGAAACTTCAATGAAAACATTATGCATATGAATAATGAAACTGATAAATATGGTTTTTCAAGAATATTACAACAATCGGTTGAAACTATATATGAATCAATTCCAGATATAATGAGAACAATTAATGATGAATTTCCTTATGAATATTTAACATTGTATCCAAAAGTTGAACAAATTATGAAAGGGATTATTGATTTCATTGATGTATCTAGTATGCAAAGTATAAGTGACCCGAACAGTCCATATTATGAAGTTATAACATTTATTTAGTTATATTTGAGAACATTCATACAAATGTTCTCAATTTATTGAATATTGTTGATTGGTCTCAACATATCATTGATAAACCCGCCAATACCAAATGCTGGTATTGTTCTTATTATTCTACCAAACAAAATAGACCTATAACATGCATTTATGTTTTTGATTCTCTCTATTATAGTTGATTTTGGGTTTTCATATTTATCAATTGCTAATATATGTATTGGTGTGCTGAAAAACTGAATAGTTATCGGTAATATAATAGATGCAATGAACTCGGATTTATTATGCATCATATATTTGTCAAAATAATTTATCAAATCTTTTTTCCAGATAAATGCGGCATTTATTGTCATGATATCTCGTGTTGCTAATAATATATTGGATTGTAATGGAAATTTCAATAATTTATTTTTCAATAATTTTGAATATACCATGTCTTTATACGAAATAGTAATTATATTTATGAAAGAAGTAGCAATAAGAGTAGGTATTTTGTAATCTATATTGTTTTTTTTACAATATAATTCTGTTAAATTTGCAGTGCAATATGTAGAACTATATACAAAATTCATAACAGAAACTGGTCGTATAAATTTTGTTTTGTTATTTGAATAAAACGTAATATTCTCTGTAATGGATTTACCAATTTTTTCCTTGTGTAATTGACTTTTGATAATAGATATATCAATAATAGTCATTAATGGTGAAATAATAAATGAAGTGGTAACCCCTGCAAATATTTCATGTAAAGGCATAATAGTTATACAACAATAATATTTTTATACCATTTGTATGTAATATACTAAAAATATTTCCTAAATATGTTATATTTGAGAACCAAGAAATAAAAATGGTATAAAACCCTCCGGGGCCCGGGGCGGGGTCTTTCTGCTACTAGTAACGCCCAGAAAATCGCCCCGGGCCCCGAAGGGTTCTCTGTGCTACCAGTAACAACCAGAACTCCGCTCCCGGGACCCGAAGGGTTCTCTCTGCTACCAGTAACATCCAGAACTCCGCCCCGGGCCCCGAAGGGTTCTCATTAGAAATTGAGAACTTTGTATAAGGTTCTCAACTTCTCATTACACCGTTGGGAAAAATTCCCAATCTAAATCATTACATACTTTTTTCCATATCATATCTTGTTCCAATTGTTTCTCACGGTCTTTCATCATTGGTATATATGGAAGATATTGTGTCTGGTCAAGAAGAACACATAGTTGATATAATGTATATGTATAGTTGAAAAAATTTGTTCTGTTTGCTGGACAATGAACCGCCCAAGGTTTTTGAATCTCTATAAACAGAACACACAATGTTTCATGTAATTCTTCATTCATTATTGGTGGTTTAATTCCAAATTGCGAATTTATATATTGTATATGTTCAAAATACTTATTGAAACCTAATTTACGTAATATATCACGCATTTTATCATAATTAATAAGTGTTATATCCGTAATACGTTCTTTTTTTATACGATTACGAATTGCCTCAATTACCTCATCCGGTATTTGTGTTGTTTCTTTTGCTTGGAATTGTGAAAGAATTTCTTTAAAATGATTAAGACGTATATATGCAGTATAAGATACTTCGTTTGGTGGTTCTTTATTTGTGGGTTTTGAACTATCCACAATATATGTGATAAATTTACCACAATTTTGATTATTACATATCAATATACCTTCTTCATCTTGTGGAATAAGTTCGCCTTGGTGGCATATTTCACATACATCAGAGGGAATAACAAAATCATGTATATTCAAAATTTCATTATTCACATTCTTCCAATAATTTTGATAACTTTTTTTAGATTGACTATATTTGTCATTATTCAAATTCGATGATTGTTCGTTTTTTGCATGAATTTTAAAGAATGAATTGAGAACATTCACATTTTGATTATTATCACCAGATGAAACTTTTTTCTTCTCTTCAAAATATTCAAATATATGTTTAGAATTATCTAATAAATATTGTTTTTTTTTCGATTTCAGTTCGTTAATTTCTCTGTTGAGACCATCTATTTTATCACGAATCTCTATATAAACGTCTATTTTATTTGTATTCAGTTCTCGCAATTTTTGTTTTAAATTCTTCTTTTCATTTATTAAATTCGGTATAATTATTGTCTCTAATTCATAAAAATAATTCAACATTTCCGTATGTTTTTCATCAATTGTTGTATTTGTATGTATTTTTTTTGAAGGTTGTTTTTTTTGATTCATTATTCATAACTATTTATCAACCGTTTTGTTTATGTATTTATTTGTTCAATTATTTTTTTCACTAAATTACAATTGTGTTTTCTAATTACACATTATAAAATAAAAAAAATAAGAAAAATATTTAGTATTAATATATAACTATATTACAGATGAATATTGTAAATTATTTATTGTATGTATTTTTCAAAGAAGAGGCGTGGAATACTATAATACTTGTATTATTAAGTTTGATAAGTACATTAATTCAAACCAACGGTATTTCATATGTTACTGCAAATATAATTGAATCTATTGAAAAAGGTGGCAAATTATTAACCATGAAATTTTATAACTATTTTGTTATTTTATCCATTTTATTTTTCATTATTTATTATATTTACAAATCTTATCAAAATAACATTATCACAAAATTAATTCAATGGGTGAAACATGAATTATTCAAAATTATTTTGAAATCAAACAATGAAAATGTTCAAAATGTTAATTTTATAGAATTTATAACGCCTATTACTCGTATATCAATATCATTTTATGCATTATTTTTTGATGTTATTACAGTAATCATACCGACTATTGCATTTTTGTTAATTATTTCATTTTATTTTTTGTATAAAAATGTAACATTAGGTATATTATTTTTAATTGCAAATTCAATATTAATTTACTATATTTATATTAATTGGAGTGATTTAAGAAAAGTAAAAAATGAACATGAAACAATAATTAACAAAAATGAACAATATATAATTGATATTTTGAATAATATTGATAAAGTATTTTATCGTGGAGAAACTACAAATGAAATAAATAATTACACCAAATTAACTGATAATGCTATAAATAAAACTATGTATTTTTTAGATATTATTACATTTCATACTAGTATATTGACTTTATTGATATATGTAATCATTTTTTCATGTTTATTCTATTTGATTCAATTACGATACACAAATAAAATTGATACAACTGTATTTATCACATTTATGACTATGTTGTTGTTGTATAGAGACCGTATAATTAACACAATAAATAATTTACCAGATTGGTTAGAATTTATTGGAAGAATTGAATATATAATTGAAGATTTTAATAATATGCTTGGTAATAATTTTGATATGGAAGAATTAATTAATAAAACTTACAAATCTCATGATTTAAAATTTAATAATATCAAATTTGATGACGTCACATTTTATTATGAATCAAGAAAAACTACACCTGTTTTTATGAATACATCTTTCAATATTAATACAGACCAAAAAATAATTGGTATAACTGGATTGAGTGGAAAAGGTAAATCATCATTCGCAAAATTATTATTGAGATTACATGAACCTGTTAGCGGTAATATATATATAGACAATGTTAATATTTCTACAATTGACCCACATTATATACGTAAAAACATAACATATGTTAGTCAAAACTCAAAATTGTTTAATAAAAAAATAATGGAAAATATTATGTATGGGTGTAATGACACTGAAAAATGTAAAATTTATTTGGAAGAAATCATGAAATATCCAAAAATACAAGAACTATACAAAAATGTAGATATATATAATACTACTGCTGGTTCTCTTGGTGAAAATTTATCCGGCGGACAACGACAAGTTGTCAATATTATTGGTGGATTAATTATGCCTTCCAAAATAGTAATACTGGATGAACCAACTAACGCACTAGATATAGAATTAAAAAATGAAATAATTGGCCTTATTAATAATTTCCGCAAACATAAAAAATGTATCATGATCATATCACATGACAAAGATACATTCCATATATTTGATGAAACCATTCGTATAAATAATTAAACTTTGTATTTTGGATAATGCTTTTGCACCCATTCATAAATATAATATGAACATCCACCTCCACCACGTTCTTTGTTTATTTTTTTTGCAGTATTACATATAGATTTATCCAGTGAATAATATTTTATTGGTTTTTTGTATATTTTTTCAAATT